CCACCATCGCAGGCAAGGACCAAATGATGGGTCTGGGTGACCCCACCCAAACCCCACCAGAAGAGCAATGGGTCAGGGTGGTGGAGCTGTATGACATGCTCAATGACGCCCTGGTGGTCTGGTCGCCAGACTACGCCAACGGGCAGGCCCACCTCTTTGAAGGTGTGCAGGTTCAGGTTGGGGCGCTTGACCCTGACGCAGCTGCAGACCAGGAGCGGCCTGACGCAGAGATAGAGCATGAGACCACAGGCATCCCCTACAAGACGGCGAACGGTCGTCCCGTGGTGCCTATCATCCCGCTGTACTTCAGCCGCGACCCTGACACCCCACTGCGTGGCTACTCGCTCATCCGGCGCAGTGTGGACCAGTTCCGTGAGCTGAACGTCATGCGCACCTACCAGGCCCAAGGTGTGCGGCGCATGGCCCGGCAGTGGATGGTACGCGCTGGCTTCCTGTCAGAAGACGGGGCTGCCAAGATTAGCCAAGGCCTTGACGGTGAGTTTGTAGAGGTCGACCTGCAACCAGGTCAACCGCTGGAGGGCAACATCATGCCGGTGCCTCAGGCGCCTATCCCTGCAGACATCAGCCTGTACGCTCAGACAGTGCAGAACGACATTAACGAGGCAGGCCTCCTGGCACCGTTCACCCGCGGTGAGGTGACCAAGAGCACCGCCACAGAGCAGCAGCTGCTTGCCGCCTACACGTCCAGCGAAGTGGGCAGGATGGCAAGGCAGCGCGATGCTGTCGTCACCACCATCGCCAAGACCTACAACATCATGTTGAGCGTGGTGCTCGGAGATGAGGCAGAGCCCCTGAGCCTGCCCAACCCAGTGGGGCCCACCATCCTGTCAGCCGATGACCTGACAGGTGACTTTAGCTATTGGGCAGTAGATGCAGGCACCACGCCCATGAGCGACCTGGCAAAGCAGCAGGCCCTGGAGCGCCTTGCGCCCCTGTTGCTGCAGCTCGGTGCAGACCCGCAGCAGGTACTTGCTGAGCTGGTCCGCACCTACCAACTTCCTGAGTCCTTTGCTGAGATTGTAGAGCCTGCCCCCATGGCTCCTGAGCAAGGCGCTGCTCCGCTACCGTTCCCCGCTGCTGGGGGCATGACCCCAGAAGGATTCTGACCATGCCTATGATTATCGCTGAAGCTCCCGCAGACATGCCGGCTGACCTGGCTGCCATCGCTGAGCAGCAGGACACCCTCATCGGTGAGGAAATGGCTGACCTGGTGCCACGCCCTGAGCGGCCCTACTCCGCCAAGGTCTACACCGCCCTGGCCAAAGCCATTGCCAAGGCAGCAGCAGTCATGGGGCTGGACCTGCAGGCCGAGTCCTACAGCGGGCCAGTGGAAGAGATGGATGCAGACATTGCACGCTTCCTCGCCATGATGGCCACAGCAGCTGCAGATTATGGCAAGCCGTTCCCTGTGGAGCTCGACGCCATCAAGGGTGACGCTGAGCTAACTGCCATCACTGCTGCCCTCATTGAGCTGGCAAAGGACAAGGGCTTTGCTGAGTTCCTTGACGCCCCAGCGGGTGACGTAGTGCAGGAGGAAGTCATCACACCCATGGGTACTGAGTCCATGGATGTGGAAGACTTTGACTTCAGCGCGCGCATGGGCTGAGCGGTATGGCCTTCTCATCCATCAGGAGCCGGATAGCCCAGCTCTTTGGCTTTGGGCAGAAGGCCAGGAGCATCATTCCGGTGAGCCGTAAGCAGGCTTACTACCGCTCATATGAGGGCGGGGTGCTGGGCAACCTCACCCAGGCCATTGAGCGCAAACAGCCTGTCACTTTCTTCTACACAGACAAGTGGCAGCCGGAAGGCACACCAGGCGCGATGGGTCAGCGAGTAGGCAACCCACACGCCATCTGGAAGGGCGCAAACGGGCGCACATATCTGCACCTCTATGTGGACCCCCAGAGCGCCACAGCTACAGGCGGCCTGCCTGGGTGGCGCACCTTCCTTGTCAACAGAATCCAGAACGTGAGTGTGTTGGAGCTTGGCACCACGTTCTTGGGTAGGCCTGTGGCCTTTGTCACAGCTCCCGGCTGGAATCCTGGATGGTACCGGGCGGTCGGTCAACCCATCAAGCTCCTACAGTGAGAGGACATCATGGCCCATGAAAGCGTAGCAGAGCAGGTGCTCGCAGAAGTACAAGCAGCCCAGGCCCCTGAGCCTGAGGCGCCAGCCCCAGCAGCTGAGCCCGTTGACCCTGAGGTAGCAGCCATGCAGGCTGTCATGGATGAGGACGGGGCAGAGGTAGAGGTAGAAGAGCAGGTAGGTGATGAGCCTGCGCGTAAGCGCGGACTGTCCTGGGAGCAGGCCATCAAGTCTGTGCCCCCAGACATTGCAAAGCTCATGCGCAACATGCAGAAAGACTACACCCAGAAGACGCAGCAGGCTGCAGAGGAGCGCCGGGAGTGGCTCAGGGAACGTGAAGCCCTCATGGCAGGCAAGGCTTCGTTGAAGGCGCCCACTGAGCTGCCCGAGTATGACCCGTTCAATGAGGGCAGTATGCAGGCCCGCATTGAGGCAGAGGTGACCAAGCGTCTGCAGCAGGTCCTGGAGCCCATGCAGGCTGAGTATGAGCAGGCAGCAGCTCGGGACAACTACAAGGCCTTCCTCCAAGAGCACCCTGAGTTTGAGACAGACAAGGGGCTCAGGTCAGAGGTCCAGCATCTACTGGAAGGCAATGAGGCGCTCGACCTGGAGACTGCCTATTGGGCAGCCAAGGGCAAGCAGGCGCGCATTGACGCAGCCAAGCAGAAGGAGGACCGAGCAGCAGCGCGCAGGGCAGCCAAGGAGGCAGCCCTCAAAGGCACAGGCACATCCAGGCGCGGCGTTACGCGGGGTAAGCCCACACGGGGCGACCTAAGGACGGCAAGCGCTGCAGACATTCTGGCTATGGCTCAGGCTATGCACAGGCGCTGAGCCGTGATAGTGTCGCAGACAGAGTGAGGCCACCCCACTGTGGAGCCTTGCGCGTCAGGCACTGTGACGACCACAGCACGCCCCAGAACCGCAAGATTTCCCAACCCAGTGGAGGCCACTAAAATGGCACCTCAAAGTGTAATCAGCACCACGCTGCAGCTGCTGCGTGACAAGCTCATCGACAACTCTTTCCTCAGTCATCCCCTGTTCCGCGCAGTCGAGCAGGCCGGCAACCTTGTCAAAGTCAGTGGCGGCCTGCGCGTAGAGCAGCCTGTCATCTTCGGTGAACACTCCAGCATCACCGAGCTGACCAACGGCTTCGAACCTGTCTCTATGGCGGTAACGGACCCATTCAACAGCGCTAAGTACGAATATGCAAACTTTACCCAGCCGATTGTATTGTCAGCTGTGGAAAAGGCGGCCAATAAGGGTGACCTGGCTGTGGTCAACATCCTTGAGAGCAAGGTCAAGAACGTCATGCTCGGCCTTAAAAAGGAAGTGAGCAAGCAGGTCATTGCAGGTAGCAGCACCACGCTCACCACTCTGCAGACCCTGAACGGTATGACCACCGCAGCAGGCACGGGCTGGTTTGAAGGCGTCACAGCTGCCAACCAGCAGAACACCGTTGGCGGTCTCTCCAAGGCCACCTACCAAAGCCAGAACTGGTTCAACAACTTCTTCAACAGTGGCGCCAACTTCGACCTGTCGCACCTTGACCAGCTGATGATTGACTGTCAGATTCGGAACCCCTCCGGTGAGTTCCCTGACATCATCCTCATGTCGCCCAAGTGCTTTGCAGCCTTCCAAGCCAAGCAACAGAGCTTTGTCAACTACGTCAGCGCCGGCGACCGCGACTCGCTTGACCGTGACATGGTTGCCATGTGGCGCGGTGCGAAAATCTACGTGGAGCCGCAGCTCGGCTTCACTGCTCAAAACCCAGCGCTTCCGGTCTCGGCCTACGTGCTCAGCAGCAGCAACTTCCAGCTCTATGCTGACACAGACGGCTTCTTTGAAGTGTCTGACATGATGCCCGTCCCTGGCACTGCGACTGAGGCCGCTATGGTCTTCTGCCGCATGCAGCTCGTCACTGGTCACCTTGCTTCGCACGGTGTCCTTCTCAACGCGGAGGCCTGATACCATGGCAACTTCTACACTCATTCAGTTCCTCGGTGATGGCGTCACCACCCCTACAGGGGCAGGTGCAGACACCTCCAACCGTCGTCAGGTTGAGACCTTCATCAGTGGTGGCGCTATCGCTGCCGGTGACTGGGTTTCTCTCGACGTCTCGAAGACAGGCGCAGACAAGGCCTTGTATGTCATTGAGGCGCCTGCCACGGCGTCCGATGCCCGCTGCATTGGTGTCGCTCTTGCCGCTGCCACAGCAGCTGGTGAGCAGGTGCGCGTGGTGGTCGCTGGCTACGTTGCAGAGGCAAACGTCGCAACCGGTACGGGTATTGGGCAGGCGCTCACACCCAACGGCACAGCCGGCCGTGTAGGCCCCGCTGAGTACATCGGTAACGGTTCCGGCGCTGCTGCTGTCCGCATTCCGACCGTCTGCGGTGTCACGCTGACTCTTGCCGCTGCCAATAAGGCAGAGGTAATGGTCAAGAAGCAATTCTGAGCCCCCCCCCAAGGGGCGTAGCGCACACCGTCCTCTCGTGTCTGCGCCCCTGCCCCATCAGCTCCCTGCTCGGGCTGGTGGGGCTCTCTCCATGAGGTGACCCATGAATCTTGGCGAACTGCTTGACTTTTGCGGCAACCTCCTCGACTACGACCCGAGCAATGACACGTATCGAGCGCAGCTCGTCAGTCTGCTCAATGATGCCCAGACCCGGTGCCTGACTGACAGGCCTTGGGCCTTCTCATCGCGTGACCGCAAGGTCACCGTCTATACCGACACCACGCTCAGTCTGGCGGTCACCAATGGCAGCAGCCAGGTGACTGGCACCTTTGCCACCAGCGCCAGCACCATCACACCGGGCAGCAACCTGGCAGGTGCTCGGCTGAAGTGGACAGACAGCGGTGGTGTCAAGCACAAGCACCAGGTGGCATGGGTGCAGTCTGGCACCGTGCTGCATCTGGACCGTCCCTACCAGGGCGCGTCTGGCACCTTCACAGCCAAGGTCAAGCGCCGTGAGGTCTACCTGCCCAGCGACTGCATGACCGTGCAGAACGTCAGTGACCCCATTGTGGGCATCCCTGCCAAGGCGCTGTTCCTCAGCAAGTGGGAACGGGAAGATGCCAACCTTGACCCAGACCTGCTGGGCACAGTCGAGGCCTACCTACCGAGCGAGGGCAGGCGCGTGCCAGGCCCACAGGTGCCCAGGGGTGTGGCCACAGTGGCAGGGGTCAGCCAGGGCGTCAGGACCATCAACGTCTACATGGTCAACGTGGAAGGCCCAAACGCGCAGAACTTCCCCGCCTACCCGCTTGACGTCAGCAGCGGCTTTGAGTCGCCATTCTCCAAGGTGGCCAGCTTCACCCTGGCAGACAACCAGACGCTCACGTTCACACCTGAAACCATCCCCAACACTACAGGCCTGTACCGGCGGTACTACTTCACCTGCCCTGAGGCCAACATCCTGGCACCTGTGCGCATCAGGCACGCCAATGCAGAGGACGCGCTTGCTGTGGGTGTGGACACGGTAGCCCCTACGGGTGGTGTGACGCTGAAGCCTGACTTGAAGCTCAGCACGCTCAGCACCCAGACCTTCCAAGCCACAGCCATCCGCTACCGGTGGAACCAGTCCGCTGCGTACCAAGCAGTTGAGCTGTACCCTCACCCCAGTGGTGACCAGGACATCAACGTCAGGATGGTGGTCTCACCCAGGCGAATGCAGGAAGACCAAGACGCGCCCCTGGTGCCTGCTTCGTACGCTCAGATTGTGGCCTATGCTGCGCTGGAGTCGCTGACACTGAAGGTAGACAATCCGGCACTGGCACAAGTCTATCAGCGCAAGAAGACGGTCATGTATAAAGCCATGGAGCAGCGCTTCCTCAAAGAGGTACCGCGCAGAATCATCAAGGGCACACCCACTGCAGGCTACCGCTTTACGCGCAATCCCTTTGGCACGCTGACGTTCACACCATGAACCAGAACCAATACCAGACACCGCTGGCAGGTGGGGTAGCTACCAGGCTGCCTCAAAACCCACAGGATGCAGGCAAGCTGCAGAACTGGACAATCGACCGAGTGTCAGGTGGGTGGTCGTCCCGTGTGGGCTACGAAAATTACGCGACCGGCTACAACAACTGGGACCCCTTTGCCAGCACCGGCCCTGTCTACGCGCTGCATGTGGCGCAGCTGCTGTCTGGAGGCGCGCGTCAGTGTGTGCTCTTTGAGGCTGACGGGAACCTCCACTACTTCTACGATTGCATCATTGCGCCCCAGCTCGTCACGCTGGCAACAGGCCGCCACATCCCCACACCCACTGAGGCAGGCAGCTGGTTCACAGACACGCCCTATGGCACCATTATCACCAATGGTGTGGACCGGCCTGTCATCGTGAACCCCTGGCCACTGGGCACAGCTGCAGAGGCAACATCAGCAAGGACGCGCTGCATCAGGCCGCTGGGATTTGCCACACTGCCCAGCGCAGTGGAGCCCCTGCGCGTCAACCCAATGCCAGCCCCCAGCGGCGGGTATTACAATCCCACCATTCTGGGCTCAGCGCTGACCCTGTGGTGCCCAAGCAATCCCAAGGGCATCCCTGACGGTGGACGCTGGGGCTTGGGCTTCCATGACAACACGGGCTCAGACAAAGAGGACGGAGCAAAACAGGCGCTGTTCGGCTACGCAGTCAGCTTCATCAGCAGCACGGGCAGCGAAGGCCCGGCCAGTGAGCTGGCAACCGTCAACTGGGGACTGCCAGAGGATGCCATTGGGCTACGTCATGCAGTTGGCCTGCGCCTGCCTATCGGCCCTGTGGGCACTGTGGCGCGGCGCATCTACCGCACGCGGAACATGTCGGACGACTTTATCCACCAGGGTGATGCCACGCTCTACAGTCTGGACCTGGTGCGTAACAATGCAGAGGACATCTTCTTTGACGCCATCCGGCCTGATGCTGTCAACCTGCCCAAGCCTGACTTGGCCACAGGCCCACTGCCTGCGCCGCGCGCTCGCTTCAGCGCCCTATTTGGGGGCAGTCTGTGGCTGGACGGTGGGATCGATGACGGCCTGAGCCTGTACTACTCCGCGCCTGGTTTGATTGAGCAGTTCGGTGCAGCTGCGTTTATTCAGCTGGGCGCAGAGGGTGGGGGCATCACGGGCCTCTTTGGGAACTACACCAACCTGCTGGTATTCCGTGAGCGCGGTATTGACGTGGTGACGGGCACCTACCAAACAGGCTTCCAAGTCCGCACCATCAGCAATTCAGTCACCTGCAAGAGCCCCCACAGCATCCAAGCAGTGCCCGGCCTGGGTGTCGTGTTCCTTGCCTCAGATGGCGTCTATGCGCTGACCGGCGGTTTAGAGGGTGGCGCCATCGCTGATGTGGTCAACCTCACAGTGGGCCAGGATGAATTTATTGAGGAGATGACCCCTGACTGCCTGCCTAAGGCTGTGGGCATCTTCAGCGCCTCAATGCGGCAGTACCAGCTGTACTACTGCGCAGGCGGTAGCGACCGCCCCAGCAAGGGCCTGGTGCTCCACCTTGACCGCCTGGCACTCCTTGACAGT